TAGCCTCCTTAAGAACTTCACCAACCGAGACGTCCCGCAACGGTTGGCGGCGGGGAATGCTCTCACGCCGCGGTGGCTCAAAAGACGAATAGCTGTCGCCGGTGATCGAGATTTCATGGGTCAGCCAGTGATCAATCAACCCGTCCCAGGCATCAGACTGATACCGCTTGTCCTGTTCCTCACGCGCGGCTTTCAGCAACTCCTTGTCCTCAAGCCACCAGATGGCCCCGGCTTTGAACCGATGCACAGCCTCGGCCCAAAGCTGGTCACGATCACGGGCCAGACCCGCAACGTCGATGTCACCACATCGAATAGGCCAGAAGCGCCGGTTGCCGGTCTCGTCGCGCAGATAGGTGTCGGGATTGACGGTGCCGGCAAACACGCATTGGCGTTTGATCTCGACCGTATGGCGGCCATAAGGGGGGCGAAACCGGTCGGTGGTGCGGGTCAGGAACGCCTTGATGCGCGAGACCTCGGCGCGACCGATGGCGTCCAGTTCGGCAATCTCGACGATCCAGACGCCCTGCATGTGGATGGCTGCATCCTTGGAGCCGAGGTCTGGCAGTTCGTCGGTAAACCAGTCCTCACCCGCGAGGATCTTCAGAGCGGTCGATTTACGCGCGCCCTGTGGGCCTTCAAGGATCAGCATGTGATCGGCCTTGACCCCGGGGCGAAAAATCCGCGCCACCGCCGAGATCAGCCAGAGCCCGCCCATGGCGTGGGTCAAATCCGTGGGCGCCGCCCCGAGATAGGTGCTGGTCCAGCGTTCCAGTCGCGGCGTGCCGTCCCAGATCAGCGATTGAAGATAGGTACGGACGGGATGGACGCGAATGTCGCGGGCCACGGCCCCGACCGAGCGGCCCACCACCATGGGGGCCACATTCACCTCGCGCTGCTGCAGCCATTCCGCAGCGCGAATATCATCGGCATCCTCCCAGGGGCGGGGGTAGGCTGCTTCGGTTTCATCCCAGGGCAGTGCCCCGAGTACGACCACTTCCTGACGGAACTCATCAAAGGCGATCATGCCGGCAAATGCAGGATCCGAGTTCAGCGCCATAATGACATTGGCCTCGTTACGCTCCGGCGTGCCGGAAAGATCAAGCCGCAAACGATTAGCCCAGGCTGGCCGTGCGGCGGGTTTTATCAGATCGCCAGTGCTGTTGAGACGGCGGCGCAAGACCCCGAGTTGCTTGTCGAGAATGGAGATAGCAATCCCGGTGCGGATCTTGATCAGCGACAACAGATGCCGCTCTTCCATGGGTTCAAGCCGCGCCTTGACGATGCGTCCCATCAGCGTGCCAAGGGCGGCAAGGTCAGGCGGATTGGTGAGAGCCTCGGTCGCGCCTGCAAGCGTATCGGCTGTGGTTTCAGATGCCGTGGCCGGAACAGCGCTGGGTTCCTCCGTCGTAATCTTCGGCGCGTCCGACTCCTGTGCCGGTGTCGCGTCATAATTGGCGTTCGCCGCCCCTTTGATGAGATCGTCGTTAAAATCATCGCCATGAAGCGGCGTCACGATCCCGTTCGGGATGTCCGCAATGTTCAGGCGGTCAGAAAGCGTAACGCCGGCCTGGCGACCAGCGTCACCAGCATCGGCGTAAATGGTGACGCGCCGTGTGCCTTCAGGCCATTTGAACCGTGCCAACCCATCGGCCGAAAGGGCCGCCCAGACCGGTGTGCCGAAGATCGCATGCGCCGCCAGCGCCGTCTCGATGCCTTCCGCCACACCGAGATGCCCGTCGTCCGGCAACGGGAACAGCCGAACAGCCGCTTCGGCAACGGTCCCCAGCATCTTCTTGCCGGCAGGCGCCTTGCCGCTGCCATCCTCCATGAGAAAGGTGCGGTGAATGCCGCCCACGGGGCTGCCATCCGCGAGACGAGGAACGGCAACCATTCCGGGCCAGCCACGACGGCTTTCGTAATCGGTCAGATCGGGATGAAACAGAAGGTCGGGCGACATTGGGTCCGTGAGCCCACGCGAGCGTAGATAGGTTTCGGCGACGCTGCCGGCCAGCGGCTGGCAGTCCTCCTGAATGCGGCGGATTTCCAGACCATGATCAGGCCGCGCAGGTGCTACCGGTCTCGGTCGAGCAATCAGCTCGCGCTCCATATGGGCCAATCGCGCAGCCTCATCAAACAGCCGTCCGTCGGTCATGCCGGTCGCGTGATAAATCAGATCGATGGGTCCTGCGCGCTCGCCGGTGGCAAAATCAAACCCCCAGCCTGCGTATGGTCCGTCAAGATGCAGAATGCAGGAACCCTCTTTTTGCGCAGGCCGCCCGGTCAGGTCTGCGCATCGAAGCGCCCGCTTGTCATGGGTCAGACGCGCATCGGGGAACAAGGATGGCAGCCAGTCGCCTGCCGTATCGGCAAGCCGGGCCTTGATGGCACGCAGGTCATGACGCGCAGGCGGCGCGAAGACATCGTTGAGATCGATCATGGTCACCCCCTCAGGCCAACAACACAAGGCCGCGCTCGGCGCGGGTGATGGCGGTATAAAGCCAGCGGCGGCGGTCAAGCGCGCTGCGCCCGAGCCCGTCATCCCAGACGATCACGTTTTCCCATTGCGAGCCTTGCGCCTTGTGGGCGGTGATCGCCCAGCCGAAGGTTGCCTCGGTCAGGTGCTTCTTGTCTTTCCAGTCCCGGTCATTACGGGTGCGATCATAGGCAATGTGATCCTCGAAATGGCCTTTGTAGATGCGAAGGCGGCCGGTGCGCTCACCGCGGCCCTCGCGCCCCTCATCATCCGTGCGCCCGACACGGCGACCATCCTCATCCGTCACCGTGGCCGAGAAATAAAGACTGCCCTCATCGACGATATCCTCGAGTGTCAGGAACATCCCGTTGATTAGCCCGAGATCATTCTGGTTCTTGAGGCAGATGATTTTTTCAGCCGCGCCTGAGGGAATCACCGTGCCACCAAGCCCCGCCGCCGCGCGCATGGCATTGTTGAGCTGCAACCGTGTTGCATTCATCCCGCAAATCAGTTGGCCCCCGCTCAGGGCCTGTTTGGGTGTGATATCGCCCTTGTGCATCTTGGCGACATGGGCGTCATAGCTGCCAAAACCGATCGGCTGCCCTTCGCGCGCCATGGTCGCCAGACGAATGATGGCGCTTTCGGCGGCCTGGCGATGGATTTCCGTCAACATGATGTCGGGGGCCACGTTGGTAAATGCGCCTGCGCCCTTGATTGGCGGCAATTGTCCGGGATCGCCGAGTACCAGAATCGGTTTTCCAAAACTCATCAAATCCCGCGCCATGTCTTCGCCCACCATCGAGACCTCATCGAGCACGATCAGCTTTGCATCCGCGGCATCGCTTTCGGGGTTCAGCGCAAAACGCGGCTTTTTCATTGCCGAGAGCGCCTGGCGCATCGCCTCGATGCCTGCCTCGGCTGCTGTGCGCTCAAACCCGATAAGCGTGCGGATTTCGGCCTCCGCATCCCGAACCTTGCGTGCGGCCGCTTCAATCTCTTCCTCGGTCGCCTCGGATACCGAATAGATCAGGCTGTGAATCGTGCGCGCAGGCGTCCCCTTGCGGCTCAGCACCAGCGCGGCCTTGCCGGTGAACGTCGCCGTGACCACCCCGGGCACGCAGGTTCCATCCCTTGCGCTTTGATGCGGCGATAACCCCAATTCATCGAGAACAAACTTCAGAACCGTAGTTTTGCCGCTGCCGGCATAGCCAAAGAGCCGAAGAACCTGCTGCTCACGGGTGCGGGTCGTGAACCAGTCCTTGATCTCGGCAATCGCCGCGGCCTGCTGCGCAGAGGGGGTAAAACTGCTCATGGATGTGTGCCTTTCACAATGTAATCCTTGATCACCCCGCCTTTGGCGGGATCGCCGATCTGGCATTGGCGGATGAATATGCGGCGGCCATCCGCCAGCCTTCGCCAATGACCGCGCCGGATATGCCAGCGCGGGCTCGCATGGGTGCCGCCCTGGGACGGTCTCGCCGCGCGAATGCGATCCGGATCGATGGTGATCTGATGCCAACTCCAGCCCCGCACACCGGCCCTGGCGAATTTGCGGCGCAGGGCGGGTTTGATTTTGCGCGTTTTCGCATCACCTGCATGCGCGAGGATCGTCAGTGCGCGCCAGACGATGCCGGTGGCGACCTCGTTATAGATTGACGCCTCGTTTGGGCCGAGCCTGGGGTTGGGCGTCACCTCGGACCATCCTGGTTTGGCAAAGACCGCATGCGCCAGGCAATCCGTCCACTGGCGCCGTCGCCTGTCCTTGTAGACGAATGCCGCTTCGACCCGGTCCTCGAATTGCCGCGCATAGACCAACAAGGCCGATCGTTCGGGGCTGCGGTCCTTTACCTCAAAAACGACCGCGGGATGGGGCAATTGCAACGGTTTGTTCATGATCAGTGATCGCAGTTCCCCAACCGCATCGCTGTCAAAGGATTCCTGATCGGCAAAATAATAGACTGGCGCGGTTTCAACGCCTGTAAAATGAAAGCCATAGGCGGATTTCTGGCGAAACTGGTCGGCCACCTGTTTGAATTCATAAGCCTCGGGGATCATGGCCTGCGCTCCGTCCAGCATTGCCGCGCCCAGGCGCAGCTTGGGTGCCAATGCCCCGCAGCCATACCGCCTTTGCAAACGACAGAAGTTGGCACGGCTGCCTCGCGGGGAAGAAATTCCTCGACGTCCGAGGCGCGCACCACATCAACGGCGCGGTCACTCATCCGCTGCGCCAACGCCGCATCAAATGGCACGAGTTCGGCGTAAATCTCCTGCGTGTCGCGATTGAGCGCCGTGAAGAGCGCGGGGTTCGGCAGATCGAGATAAGCTTGATAGATCGCAATCTGGGCCGCATAGACCGGTTTGGAAATCGCAACCCCGCGCTTTAGCGTATCCTTCCAGCTTGCCGCCCCGAGCGCTTTTGTTTCCCAGAGCGCCGGGTACGCCATCGATACCGGCCCGCTCAGCAGGCAACCATCGATGTGTCCCTTGAAGCGCCCATCGAGCGCCGAAAACCCGAACTGGCGACCATCGGCGCGTTCGGTACGCAAATCAAACCCCGCAAGCCGCAACCAACTGGCCACCATGTCCTCGCCGCGGTGTCCGGCTTCGAATATCCGCAAGGTCCCGGGGGCAAATTCCTGCCCCTCGTCCCTGGGGGTCGCCAGAAAGTCATACTGGATCTGGCGTAAACACGTGCGCCCAAGCCCGGAGGAGCTGACATAGGTTCGCGGGCGTTCAGCACCGTTGCGCGCTTTCAATGCGCGATCGATGGCCGTACCCAAGGCGACCGTGATGTCGGGGATGGTCTCCGGCGGCAGATACTGCGCGCCTGAGGCGTGGTTCAGATCAATCATGGTCCACCTCAAAACGGAATGGGGTCTGCAGGCAGGCGGCCGTCGCGCTCGGGTTTTGCGCCCTGGGCCTGCATGCTGTCGATGTAGCCGGTGACCGCCGCCTCGATCAGCTGGTCGATCTCGGCGGCCGTGCGATCAAAAAATGGGGCCATGAGGCCAAGGGCATTGAGCGCCTCGGCAAAATCCTTGCGGGCATCCACGATGGCCTGTGCCTCGCGGGCGGTTTTATCGATCATTCCGTAATTCCTTGTTGCAAGCTCCGCGCCGATGTCCTGGCACCGGCGCGAACAGAATTTATAGGAGGGGAACCGGTCCCGCTGCAGGCGCAGGCAGAACCCGAAGCCCCGGGATTCACGCCCGCAGATGGCGCAGGCGCTGGACCCGGAATTCACCACATGAGCAGGTTTTCGAGCTCGGGGTTTTGCCCCGGCGCGTCCCTGATCTTGTGGGACGCCAGAACGACAAAGCGGCTTATGGCAACGGATGCGATGTTTTCGAGATCGGTAAGCCGGAGGCTTGCAATCGGGCGATCCAGTCTTCCGCGGGCTTCGAGCCATTTGCCAATTTCCTTTGCCGCTTCGCGCGTTACATGCGCCTGCCATTCATCGGGGGACATGATCTCAGCTGTTGAGCCAGGCCGGTGCCCCACCCGGTGCGGGCGGCGTGGTGCCCGACTGCGGCTGCGGAGCGGGGGCCTGTGCCGACGCCTGCGCATTCCAGGCCGGTGGCGTTTGTGCGGCAGATTTCCGGGGCGGCGCCTTGACCGGTTCCGGCGTCACGTTCTCGCCACGCATGATCGCCGCGTAAGTCGGCTCATTGGGCAAAACCACATTGGCGAGCTTGTTGCTGTCGCGGTAATTCGGGTTGTCCGAGCTTTCCACCATGATGCGCGCAGCAAAGGTGATCCCATCCAGATGCTTGAGGCCACCGATTACCCGCTTTTCCCGGGCAGCTTCGCTGGTATCTGCGGGATCAAGACTAAGGGCGCTGTCAATCATCGCCCGAAACGTGCTCTTGGAGATGTTCCAGCCCTTGGACTGACCCTTTTCGTCCAGTTTGCCGCCGGCAACGGTGAAGTTCTGCCAGAACTTGCGCCGCGCAAACGGCCCGTCCGTCACCGTCAATTCGCAATCGAGCATTTTCGCATCGCTGTGGCTTGATGCCTTCAGCAACCCGGCGTCCATCGGTGTGGCGCCATTGCTGCCGCCGGGGCGGATTTTCAGCATGACCTTGGCGAAGGTCCCATCGGGGATCAGTTCCCCCATCGGGGCCATTTGCGGGGCGGCGTCATTCAGATCGTAACTCATGGGTTCAGTCCTTTCAGTGAGGGATCGGGGGTGATGGGGGTGGTTGGCGTGGCGGACGTTGCGCGCCCGTCGATCTTGGCAAGCAGCGCCGCGAGATCAGGCGGTTCGGTTACATCGAGCCGACCGGAGCGGTCCTTGGCCGGCAGGCCCCAGGGGTTGCCGGATGTGCAGACCAGACGCCGCGTGCTTGATGTCTCGTCGAGTTTCCAGGCCCCGTCGGCATCCTTGCCAAAAAGCTGCATCGAGAGAACCTGATCGACGATCCCTGGCAATTCGCGGCCAGCCTTGGAGCCTTCCATCTGCGGAACCCAGCTGGAGCTTCCAAACTCGTCGGTCACCTGTTCCAGCACGCCCACAAAGATCACGGTCTTGCCGCGCGCATGCTGAAGGTGCTTCAGCGCCTGGATGACTTCGCGGCCCAGCAGCCCATAGGCGCCGCGGATATCCGGCTTGCCCGTGCGTTCGGAAAACGCCTCACCCTGCTGCTTGGCATAGGCCATGGCCTGGCGCGTCAGATCGGTGATCGAGTCAACGAAGATGATCGAGCGTGCTTTCAGGAATTCTTCCAGCCCGGTTTCCGCGTATTTGGCCTGCACATGCGCGTGATACCCTGCGCCATAATAGCTGTCGGGATGCTGGGCCGGATCCGGGCCTCCGATCAGGATCACAAGGTCCCGGAAATCCTCGAAACTGCGGATGGGAATGCTGGGCCCGCGCCAGTCCTGGACCGATTTCATGCCGGCCTCGAGATCAAAGCACACCGCCTGATCCTCGGGCAGCGTCTTGATCAGCGTGGTTTTGCCGACACCGGGTGGCCCGAAGATCGCCAGCGATGTCTTGTTCTCGGCTGCTGACAATCGTTCGTCAGCGGTAATGATGCGCACTGCCATGGTGCTCTCCTTGGGTTAAATGAAAAGATCAACGGCGGCGGGGGGTGACCGGGCGCCGAAGGGGAACCTGCCCAGCCTTGCGGCCTGGGCGTCCCCGCCGCCGAATTCAGGTGTTTTCTGCCGCCTCAAGCCGGAATGTCGGCTTGCCGCTCCCGACCTTGCGCGCCACGTCAAACCCCTTGCGCCAGCTTTCCGGCAGGGCCGTGTATTTGCGCTCGGGCACCTTCAGTGTGGTCTCGATGAACTCGGCCGGGTTGTCGCCCGCCGCCTCGATGTTGGCGGCGATCCGGGCCAGTTGTTCCTGATCCCATGTCACGCGTTTCGGCAAATCCGCGACCACCGTGAATTCGCCATCGGCAAGACGGACCGTGCCGGTATCCTTGCCGCATGCCCGACGCGCGACGGTGGCGCGGGTGGCGTAGCGCGCTTCAAGTGCCGCGTTGAACCGGGCTGTTGCAGCCCGCAGTTGCTTGCCGGCATAGGTCAGTTCATCCTGAAGACCGGCCAGAAGCTGAACCGGCATCTCGGCCAATTCACCAATCGGCAAATTCAGCATCTCCTCCGTGCTCGGTGTGTTGTCGGGATAGGGCATGGGTTGGTCTCCTTGGGTGAATTGGGATTGGAAGGCGGGTATCAGGCGGCCCGATCGAGTAGCAGTGCGGACAGCGAAGCCGCGGTGGATGTGGATTTTGGCCTGGGGCGGGCGATGGCGATGTAGGCAAACCGGTCCGTGTCGATGCGTTCCTGCACCAGATGGACAAGGCCCGCCTCGCAAGTGCGAAAGGCAGCCCTGGCGAGCGCGGCGAGGCGCTTCCGGTCCTTGTCATTCAGCGTCGACATGCCCGGCATCACGTCGATCCCGAGAAAGCCGCGGTGGTATTCAAGGCGTGCACTGGGTTCGGCCACATCCACCCAGGCCAACAGGTCGATCTCGGAAACAGGCGACTTCAGACGTGTCACAGGCGAATTCATGCGGCCCACCCATCGGGTTGGCGCTCTTGCACCTCAGGGGCCGCAACACCCCCATCGGCCTCAAAGGCCAGAATGTCCGATTGGCGGTAGCGAATATGGCGGCCAATGCGCAAAAACCGCGGCCCATGTCCGTCAGCGCGCCACCGCTCGAGAGTCCGCGGCGTGA